GAGTTACCTCCATTCAGGTACTCAACTAGGTAACCTTCGTCTGCACCATTCTCGTCAACTGGGAGTACCCAGTTGCGATACGTGTTGTAGTCCGCACGGTTCATTGGTTGAGCAGCGACTCGCTTGGTACCGATGTAGTTTTTCATCGTACTCATGCGTTCACCTTGGCCAGTTCGGACTTCAGTTCGTAGCCCATCAATGGCCAAATGTGATTGACAGCGTTTTGGCGTGCAACCGTACGCCCGATTTCTGCATCAAAGTTTGTAGGATCGACACAGGCAGCCTGACCAATTACAGTAAAGCCATTCTGCAAAACAAGCACGCAAATTGTCAGTGGCTCTAGTTCAGCTACTGGCTGACCGCCCATTGCTTCCCATGCAATGCTAGTACGGAAGTAGTGTTCGCTTTTGATGTTGGCTTCAATGTCTTCCAGTGTTACGCGAGTAGGAGAAGTCATTCGACGCTTTCATTTAGTTCATTCAATGCAGCATTGACTTGCGGAGCAGCTTGCCGTTGGATCTCGGTGATCAGACCCGCAACGCGTTCGTACGGTTGAGTACTCAGCGCAGCCAAAATGAAGTTGATTTTATCAACGCTCATCGTGATGGTGATTGGGGTATTGCCGTCAATATCCATATGTGCTCCTAGTTTGTGAATAAAAAAAAAGGGATGGCTCTTTGGCCATCCCGGTACTACCCATCCTGCTTAAGCAAACAGGCTGGTCGTAGGTTTCTTCGACACTGCAGCGGCACCAGCTGCTTTCGGTGCACCTGCGGTACCCGAAGTACCTTTCGATTTGTCACGCAGCTTGCCAGTCCACTTGGAACCCCAAGTTTCGACAAACGTGGCTTCGGTTGCCTGAGCACGGATCTCCGAAGTGGTCATGCGATCTTTGGCGCGGAAGAACTTGTCGATCTCGTTCTCTTCGCGGGTTTCGCCAGTCGGCTCGTACATGCCTGCGTCGTTCTTTGCAGTCTTGTCCACGATCTGCTTGATCAGGCCAACGACGATCTCCTTGCCCAGCAGATCCATCGGGACTTCGACCTTGGTCGGGATCTCAGCTTTGGCTTCGGACGAGTACACGTTGACGACCTTGATCTCGGTTTCCAGAGCACCGATCTCTTTGCCTACAGTCAGCAGCGCCAGCGAGTTGGCGTGGTTGAAGCCAGGCAGATAGTTCTTCTGGCCGTCTTTCTCGTAGTAGTTCTTGTTGCCCTTGGCATCACCTGAGGTCATCCACAGGGTTTGCTTGATATCACGACCAGCTTCGGTCTTGAGGCTCAGAACCAGACCCAGTGCACCACCTGCAGATTTTTGCAGGTAAGCCATTGCGATGGTTGCGCTGTAGACGCCGGAGTCTTGAACTCCACCGGAGCCTACGGAATCCTTCTCTTCCGAGATGGACGAATCAGTTGCCAGATTTGCGAGCAGAGACATTTTGTATTTCCTTTGAATCGATTAATTAATGGGGTTAAATAGTTTACGTCAGAAGAGTCTTCAGGCGTAATACTCTTTGAGTTGGTTTAGTACTTGCTGCATGTTGTTGTCGATGAAGGTTTCCTTCGTATCGAACAACCCTAGAGGACCACGAAGACGTTCATTAACAGTCTCCTTGGTGATCTTGGTTTGGAAGACATACTTGAATCCAAGTGCTTCCTCTTCAGGAGTAATGGTCAGAAGATCCGAGCCATAGTCCTTCAGTGCCTTGAGTGCTACCTTCTTCGACGCGATGACGATAGTGAAGTAGCTCTCGATGCCGTTGTTCTTCAAGGAGCCTTTGACTGGCACCTTGGTTTCCATCAGCATCTCGCTCTCGTTGAGAGAGTCCGCGGTGTGAGCAATGAAGATCACATTCTTGGTGGACTTCGCAACGTACTGTTGCATCAGGTTTTTGAAGTACTGGGCGAACTGACCCCACGCCTGCATTCCATTGCTGGAGTTCAGGACGTAGACACTCTCGTACATGTCGAGCAGGTAGGTCAGGCTGTCCACTACAATTGTGTGAACGTCTGCCATGCCTTCAGCTGCATCGAAAGCTTCGTTGACTTGAAGCGGATCGGTAATGGTGAACTGCTTGAACTTGGCTCGAAACGGTAGCTTCTTGCCTGCTTCGCAGTTCAGGTACATCACGCCTTCTGGCTTATCCAGTCCCATGAGGGATGCGGATTTGCCAGTGGCTGATTTTCCACATAGCAGTACCAGGTGGTCGTTGTATTGCGTGGTCATTGATTTCCTTTGTTAGGTTTTCGCAAGAGCGCCCGGAGGCGCATACCGAGTTAACGTTTAACGCTTGGCGATGGCCTTTGCGACTGTGATCATGATGGTGCTCATGATCTCTGCTTCATCCAGCTTGTCTGCAATCTTGTTGTTCAGATTGATGACTCGACTGCGAATAGTTTCAAAGTCGAAACCAGCATCCAGCAGGATCATTCCAAAGCGCAGCAGCATGTTGTTGCGATTGCCGTCACCGATGTTGTTGATGACCCAACGCTCCAGGTTGTCCATGGATTGCTGAGAGTTCATCAATTCCTTGCGTTCTTCATTCTTGGATGTTTTTGGAATGAAGGGCAGGGCATCCATTACCTCACCTTCGTTGTACTCGTAGTGACCTGGATGGGTCAGCCACTTACGTGCACGCTGATTGGTTGCGGTATCCACTTCGAATGGAAGCCATTCGTAGATGTTGCTCATGAACTCCTTGTAGTCCTTGGCGTCCATGGACAACTCGTAGTTGATGGGCAGAATGATCCTGAAACGATTCTCGGTATCGGTGTGTCGCTTGGTCGTGTAGTACAGCGCCTTGTAGTTCTTGAGCAGAAGCTTTGCGGTGCTGAGATTCACTCCACCGTCAACGTCGATCACCACCAGATTGAAGCCTGGAATGCAGTTCTCTTCGTTGCGGTAGCCACCATTGAGATGATGTGACACCCAATGCATGCCAGGTGCTTGAACCAACTTGTGCAGCTGATCGAATGGCGCTGTCTCATTACGGTAGTCAGTCGTCATGTCGGTGCTGTAGCTCATCACCATCTTGGCTAGATCGGTTTCCTTGAGCGTTTCTCCGCGCAGGAACTCGATGCCATCCGAGAAAGACTTCTTGATGATGATGTTGTTCTTGTAGCCATAGGCAATGGCCAAGCTCAGCATCTCTGACTTCTGACCTGTGGCTCCACGATAAAACGGCAAGTCTTCCACCAGATCCGCTTGCGTGACATCACGCTTGCAGGTGGCGATGTACTTGGCCAGCTTTACGTAAGCGCGATCTCGAGTAAGCAATCGGTTGAATGATTCACCGGATTCTTCAGCAAGCTTGATGGCTTGATAAAGATGGTCTTGAGTCAACTCAGTAGAGTCATCAATGAAAGCGTAAGCGCCTGCGAGCTTCAGAGCTTTGAAGTAGCGATGCGAGATCTCTGCCTTCTTCATCTCTTCATGCTCAGGATAAATCTTGGCTTCCCGTTCGCACTTGAGCTTGTACTCGATCAACAGCAGACTGGTTTCCTTGCTGATCACCAGACGCTTGTTGACGTTGATGATGTCAGCCAAGTTCTCCAGTCGATCTGAAAGCTCTTCCAAATACGTGTTGGCGTCTTTGTTGGTCAGCTGATCGTAGATTTCTTCTGGCGTTTGATCTTCGATGTTGTTGGAAGATCGGCTGTAACCAAAGAAGCATCGACGGGCATAGCCAGTCTCAAGCATCGAGTACAGCTCTTCTTCTGTCTTGCTGCCATTGAGCAGCTTTGAAGGAGTACCGAAGAGCATCATGTTGGTCGGAGTGCGACCGATGATTTCTTCGTTGCGAACGTTGTCCGAAGTGTTCTTGATCAGCTTCGACTTGATCAGGCCCATGTCGTACAGCTCGATGAATGTGTCGAGCACATCCATGTTGCCAACCAAGTTGGAACCGATCTCATCGATCTGCAGGTTCATCGAACCGGCATCAGCCATGAGCAGCTTGTGGCGCATTTGCTTGACCGCTGCAGGCGTGCCTGAGTCGAAGCTGAACACCAGAGTGCCCAGACCTTCGAACTCCTTCTGAACACGGATGAGTTCTTCATCCGGATCAGTGCTCTTGCGATTGGCTCGCTTGATGGCAAGCTTTGGCAGGTTGTTGTCTGCCAGGATCGGGAACGTTTCTTCCAGAAACCTGCTGCGAAACTGGTTGATGACTTGGTTCTCGATGATGTTTGTCGAGAAGCCTTTGCCTGAGCCAGACGTACTGAGATTCAGTGCGTACATGTTTACAGGGATGTCACCGCGGTCATGTGTAGCGATGGTGGTTCGCATCATGGAAGCCACCAGGCTGAAGTAGTAACCAACCAGTACCCTGAAGAACAGTGGATTACTGTTCTGGGTTTTGCTGCACAGGATGTTGACTAGCTTTTCTGAGGTTGGGTGATACTCCATCTCATCAAATGTTTTCATTTATTTCTTTCATGGTTAAAGGATGAGGTCGCCAGATGCGATCAGTTGGTCTTTCTGAGTGCAGACAGAGAATGCGGGGCAGTATTTACAAGCAGTGGCTTGACCAGGAACTTCCTTGACGATGCCGACGCTGCCGTCTTCGATGTACCGAAGCGTTGCGTCATGCCTGTTCTCGAAGTTCTTGGTGCTGCGTTTGGTGCTGGCAGGATTCTTGTAGTACTTAAAGACTGGCTCTGAACGCCACAGATCTTCATCGGTGCAGTAAGGAATCTCTTCCTCGTCTGCATCCCAGTACTGCGTGATTTGAGCAAGCTTGCGTTCTACGAATGCCTGCGTTTCTGCAATGGACTTAAGTCCGTGCACACGCTGCTGGATTCGGTTCTGCGGATACTTCGGATCCTGCATGGCTTTGGCTTTAGACCAGTCGGTGAAGATGAACTGAATAGCCATCTCATCCTTGGTAATGATTTCTGGATTAAGCCAACGATACAGACTGCCTTGCAAGATGTGCTTTACATCGTTCGTGTTGTTGATTGCGGTATATGTGGAAGTCGTTTTGAAGTCTTCGACTCGACCATCGCCTACAAAGTCAAACTTGCCGGAAATCTTGAACTTGCCTACGGTCTTGTAAGCACGTTGCTCAAGATAGATCGGAATCGATTCAACACCGTCAGCAGCAAGGTCTTGCAGCTGTTCACGCGTTGGGTTGATTCGAATCTTGTCGATGACTTTTTTTGGATAGCCAAGTGCTTCTAATGCAGCGTTATGGTTGCCAGTCCACGAACGCTCGATAGCGTCATGGATGGCGGAACCCATACGTGATGCAACCATGTTGATCAGATCAACGACTGCATCTTCCTGAGGCACGCGGGCGCTCAGTACGATTTGCCTGACTGGCTTGATCAGCGCAGTCGCAGAGATCGTATGTGGGTCGTCGTCATGATCGTAGTTGTCGGTTGCAAGAAAGACTGCAAGGGAAAGGGGAACTGCTGAGACATTGCCGTACTGAGCCATGGGGCACCTTTGGTTAGTTGTTCGCAGAAGCGGACGGAGCCGCATGGTTCTGGTTTATTTGGTTTCGAGCTGGATCAGAAGATCGATGAAGTGCTTGGCCTTCTCCAGATCCTTGATGCCACCCTTGTCACGCCAGCGGGTGACATACTTGATGACGTTGCCTTCGATGAAGGGGATCTTGTTGGCGTGCATGTACTCGACTGGCTGGATAGCCAATGCTTTGTAATGCTCACCTCCTACCTGCACATCCAGTGCAGTAGGTTGGAGTTCGGTTGTATCTTTGGTTTCGTGCATGATATTTATCTTGGCTAGGTTGAAGCAATGGAAACAGAGGTCATGTCCTGGACTGATGAAGGCGTGACATCCAATGGATTTGCAGTGGGGCATGGCTCCACCTTTCGTAATCAGGGATAAAAAATGCCCGTCTTTCCGGGCTGTCATTTGCTTCTTAGTAGCCGATCATTTTTTTCGGCGGCTTCGGAGGAGTCTTGCTAGGTTTTTTCTTCATCATGATTTGAGTTCCTTGAGTTGATTAGAGAATTTCGCAAACACCTGCTGAACAAGCCAATTCTTTTGTGTTGACCGTGGCGTCATCTTGTTCAAACAAAGCCAACTGTTCCCAGTTGAATTCCGGCATGCGACCAAGCAGTTCCTCGTACTCTTCTTTTGAGCACTCGGTGTACGGCGCTTGTTGATAAGTGTGGTCGCTATGGGGTAGGAAACTCACGCCTGCCAAGGCATCGAAGTTTTGATACACCCAATCGCCCACACCCATCCACTCATGGTCTTTGACATAGACCGTGATGGATACGTTGTGCTCCGACCATTCTTTCTGAAACATCAGGTAGTGATCCAGCTGCTCCAGTGCAGAGCGGTCATTGCGAAATACTGCGTGGTTCGGGCCTTCCACCGGAAAGCTGAAGATGTCAGTGGTGTCAGGCTTCATTGCACAATCTTCAACAGGAAAGCCCTGTTGACGCATTAGCTGAGCAAGCGGATCCTTTTTGTCTGCACGGACCGTACGGACGTAATGCTCCGAGTAACGCGGATGGATACCCGATGCAGAATCAACTAGCTGACTGACTGTGCCGCTTGGCTTGACGGTAGTGATGGCCACCGACTGATTGATGCCAAGCCTGGATGCCCAAAGCTTGTTGGTATCAATGGCGTAAGCTTTCATCTCCCGGAGCCAATTGGCTGCTTCTTCGCCTGTCTGGCTTAGAACTGGATGATCCATGATGCCAGTCAGTGATACGCCGAGAAGGCGTTCTTCTTCCTGGTTCTTTTGCCAGATCTTCCGGACGTATCGGAAGTCGGTCAGCATGGATTGGTAAGTGCCGATGATGGTTGCGACACGAACTTTCTCCAGCAGATCCGGCAGAGTGTCGTCTTTGCGAATGATCACTTCTGAAAGGTTGCAAACACCTGCAGAACGCAGCGTGATTTCTGCACATGGATTTACACCGACAATTTTGGTGTGATCCCGACGACCTGACTCGATTGCTTTCTTTACTGCAGCTGCACGATTGAAGATGCCTCGCTCACCGGATTTGGATTCGATGAGGCTGAGCCATTCCTTCATGAACAGTTCCATCTGCGGACGTTCTGTGTAGGCTGCGGAGTTGTTGGCCAGAGCACGCTGTGGTTCGGTAGACCACCACTGGCCGCTCTTGGCGCCACGCATGCGGTCATCGCTGAGGTTGGACAGAGAGATCAGTGCGGAGCGGCGTACGCCCCCTACGACCACAATGTCAGCCACTTTGCACACCAGGTCATGGCACTCGACGCTGTTGAGCTTGCGACCCGCTGCAGTGCGGAAGGTATCGATAGCGAACTTGAAGAGATCGATCAGAGGCTGTGGGCCACTAGCTCGACCACCGAATACCTTAAGCTTGGCGCCAGCTGGACGGACTTTGCTGACATCCCACTTTGGAATGCTGCCTGAGTAGAGCAGGGCGATGAGTTCACGGAATGCGTTTGCCCATCCGCTCTTACTGTCTTTGACCTGGATCGTGATGTCGGTGTTGATGAACGTCTCTGCAACCACTGGCAGGTTGGCGATGAACTGACGTTCGACACTGAAGCCCATGCCGGTACCGCACATGAGGATGTACAGGATTTCATCGAAGGCGCGTACGTCATCAATGGCCACGAATGCACAGTTGTAGCCGGCCATCGGATCACGTTCCAGTGCTGGGCCTGCAGTCATCAGTGCACGCATGGACGGCATGTCCTTGAGTGCAACGATGTAATCGTAGACTTCTTGCTTTGGATAGCTTTCGAACTTGTTGGAGAAGTAATCGACGTAACGCTGGACGGTTTCTTCCCATGTTTCACGACGCTGTTTGGTTTCGATCCAACGGGCGTAGCGGCTCTTGTGTACGTATTCTTGGAGTGGGGTAGGTAGTTGTTTTTCTGGCTGCATATTTGGCTGGACTCTCTTTGTTTGCGGGATAAAAAAAGAGTCAAAACCTCCAAGACTGCTGGAAGCTTTGACTCTAAAGATCTTTGAATCAGACTCAACTCTGACTAAAAGATGGAGGAGACTAACACCCACGGGGAGTTAAGCCGTGGGGTTATTACTTTACTGCTTTCTATTTAATTCTGCACAGCTTTATTTAATACTTTCCCTGAGTCAATGCTGACCAAGACACGGGATACAGCGGTGCAATGATTTGGTCTACTTGATCAGCAAGATCCTGAATTTCTTTCTGAGCATGAGAGTCGGATCGCTGGTTGTAGAAGTTGGCGAATGCGTACAGAGAGCCTGTCCACACCCAGTTCACTTCACAACCTTGGGGCAGGATGAATCTGGCTTGTTCCGGGCATACGCCTTCCTCGATCATTCCTTCGTAGATGCTGATTGCCGTATTGCAATGATCGACGTACTGACTTTTCCAGTAGTCGGCATGTTCATGCGGACCAGCAGAGCCTTGCTTGACTGACGCAGCAGCTGCGCGGAAGTGATCAGGGATGTAGAGCTCTGGCCGGCTGCTGATGTAGCGCCTGGACTCTTCCGACTCCACGAATCCGATCTTGTGCTTGAAGCACTGAACCCGGATTGGGATTGGGGCTGACATCCTGAGCGTGACCTGTGGGTGACCAAATGGAACCCAATGCTCAGGAATGCTGCGGCAATAGACTGCCAGTTCTTTGGCTTTCTCCATAGACAAGCAGTTGGTGAATTGCACCAGAAGATTTTCCCAATCTCCTCCTGCCATTCCTCGAGCCAAAAAGCGAATCAGATTGGCGTTTTGAACGTCCGTGAAGTTATCAGCCAGCTTGGCGAAAGATTGCCTAGCATAGTTTGCTACGTCACGATCAGTGAGATAATGATTTTCATAAATGGCTTTCATGCGATTCTTTCTATTTTGTTAAGGGAATTGTTTATGGGGGCTGCAATCCATTGAACGGGGATAGCCCATGTCATGTGAAGACAATACTTGTGGGGTTGGTGGTTGGGGTGGGCCTAAAGCAGGTGACCCGAATAACGATGTGATTCTGAGAGCGACTCCAGCCTTCGGTGGAATCGACGTTACATGGAACTACCCAACTACCAATCCGTTTGCAGTTGCCTACATCATTTTATATCGAGGATTCGTTCCGGTATTCAGTACTGCAATTGAAGTCGGTCCGGTAGCTGGCGGGTTCTATTACGACAAGCAGGACACGAATCAAACGTACTACTACTGGATCCGCATTATTTCGATAAACGGCACGGAGGCCGATGTCATTGGTCCAGCCGCTGCGACAGCAAGACCAAACATCGAACGGACTATCGAGCAGTTGACTGGATTGATTGATGACGGTGTGTTGTCTCAATCTCTGAAAGGTGAGATCGATAAGATCTCTCTGAACTACAGCGAGTTCACTGCCGAGATCGCCAAACGTATTGCAGCCAATACCGCATTGAGCAATGCGTTGGCTCAGGTACAGAGTGGTGTCACCGAGTCGTTGGCATTCATTGATCGAGAGATTGCAACCCGCCAGGAAGGTCAGGCTGCAATCGTCACCGAGCTCAATACACTGGCTGCAGTGAACCAAACCAACGCTGCTGCAATTCTCAATGAGCGTGTGGCTAGAGTTGCAAGCGATGCTGCTATGGCGTCTGAGCTGACTACTGCACAGGCAACGATTGGTTCAAACGTGGCTGCAGTACAGACCAAGCTGCAAACCAACATCAACGTTGTCGATGGTGTCGTCAAAGAGATCGGTGCGCTCTATACCGCCAAGGTAACTGTAGATGGTTTGGTCGGTGGCTTCGGTGTCTACAACGATGGAAAGATCGTTGAGGCTGGATTCGATGTGGATCGCTTCTGGATTGGTAGAACCGATGCCAACAAGCGCAAGCCATTCATCATCGAAAACAACGAAGTCTTTATTGATCAGGCGGTGATCAACCAGCTGACCTTCAACAAACTGCGTGCAGACGACGGTTCGTTGATCGTTGAAGACGGAATGATCAAAGGCAGGTTTCTGAACGTCGAGAATCTCAACTTGGTTGGCTCATCTAGTTTTCAGATCAAGTCAGCTTTGACCGGT